TGCTGGGTCTCTTTTTGGTCCTTTTCCGTAAGCATAATTAAAAGCAGTGTCAGAAGCTTTAATTATTTTTATAACTCCTTCTTGTTGTGCTTTTTCTAAAAGAGCAAAACCATCAGATTGAATTCTGGCTTTTGCAGCTTTGCCTTTTTGTTGAATTTGGTTTTTAATTTCACTGCCAAGGCTGTCTAATAAATTAACATCAAATTTTTCATAATCTTCTGGATTTTTATCTAAATAATTTATAATAACTTGTGGTTTTGCAATTCCCTTGATTATAAATAAAGGAGAGCATTGATCACCTTTACTATCAATAAGATCCATAAATTTTTTGAAAGATTTAAGTTTTCTTATTAATAAAACATCTTGATCAAAATCATACTCACCGATACTTGAGTATAACTTTTCTGCTATATTTTGGCAAAATCTATCGTACTGTGGGTATTCATCGATTTTTACAGCTACGTTAATTTGAGTTTTGTTTGGAAGATAGTGAAGCATACTTGCAACATCTACTTGATCAAAATCTTTCAATAATAACTCAAAAACAATTTCTAAAATTTTGCTTTCGGTAATACCTGAAAAAATGTATTCTTTGATGTTTGGAAAATAGAATTTTCCCTCTCCACGTCTAATTAAATTTACAACATTTTCTTGATTTTGAAAATATTCTAATTCTGGTCTGGCTTCAAGAAGTTGATAAACAAGCAAGTTTCTTTGTTGAGAAAGAGGATATCCTAGTAAGTTAACATCATCTCCACGAATGATAAACATAGCTAGTGCCTCATTCATACTCGTGCCTTTTTTCAAGAGTAAATTTAATGTGGTAAATCCCATACCAAGAGTGCTATTGACAGATGATTTTACTTTGTCAATATCTGGAATTCTATCACCAAGTTCTATGCCATTTCCGCCTCTTGATTTTATATATTCATTGAGTTTGCCAAGAAAGTCTAATACTTTCATCATATCTGTATTAGCAGAACTTCCTTGTTTTTTCATTTCATTATCAATAAATTTTGATAAATTATAAGAAAAAATTGAAATGTCAGACAAAGTACTGCCGTCATTTTTCGCTTTCTCAAGATATTTATCAATAATTGAATCACCAGTTCTGCCCTTTTCTATATCTCCTATAAACTTGAGCATAGCAGTCATAGTAGGGTTTTCATTTGGATCGTAAAATGAAAAATCTTTGAAAGTTCTAGAGAAAGAGCCAGCCCACAAAACTTCTTTAGTAGATAAAACGTCCCAGGCTGTTGCAGATTCGATAATTTTTGAGTACCACATATATTTTTTATTTTACAAATGTACTAATTTAACCTTTGGAATATATTTTTGAAATTCTCGTATTATACTAATATGTTCCACAAAAACCTCTACGACTTTTCAAGCACGTCTAGAGGTTTATTTATTTAAGTCCTTTTGTTGGTGGGGATCAAAAAAATCTAAGGGAGATAAGATAAGTGTCTGAAAATAACACAAATGACATGATTTACAACTGGCGCAATGAATTAAAGTCACATAATGATGGTGTTTTCGTTGTTGCCAATAGTCAAGCTCAAAAATACAAAAATCAAGGTTTTGAAAAGTCCGAAGTTGTAGAATTACTTGCAGCTGATAATTTTGATTTAGACATTGCAAACAGAGTAGCTTCTAAATTATTTGATAGTGCTGAAGAAGTTGCACAAAATACTGCTATCGAAGTTGCTGTAGTCCCAACAAGATATTCTGACTGCGCTCCTATTATTGAAAGATCTTTGACCAAATTATCTGCGAAGGAATTTGTCAAGAGACTTTGCACTGGTCCTCATTCAATTGTAAAAACTGACGAAAAAGGGCTTGGATTTTGGTTAAGAATTACTGAAGCTGCTAAAGAAAGTAGAACTGGAAGAGGAAATCTTCATGCATCTTTAAAGCCTTTTATTGAAGAAACACTTCTTAACAATGTTCTTTTAGCACAATCTCAAGAAGCTCAAATTAAAACAGCTTCTAAAAATAAATATGTTGTATCCATGAAGAAGGGAACTGCTGAAGTTGATTTGACAAATGCAACTTCATCCAGTGATAAATTTATAGGCGGGAATTATGTTGATTTTGGTCTTGCTGACGAATTTATGGTAAAAGCTGTAGATACAGTTTCTCCATATCAAAGACTCAAAAGAGCCTTAAAAGACTAATTTATATCCTAACAGAAAGAAACAAGCCGCATTTATGCGGCTTGTTTTGCTTGTATAACTAAAGAAATGGAATCGAAAAAAGAAACTGTAGATGCTCTTATTGTTCCTGATGAAGGACCCAAGAAACCATCGAGAATGTTCAGGGATTTGAAAGAAGGCGATAAGCCATTAATGCCTCTTCCTCCTGACAATATGAGTGATATATCTTATCCTCAATTCATAGAACCTAGATGTGCGATTTGTACTTCACCATTTAGAGATTTAGTAGAACACGTATATTTAGACAGTGGAAGAAAAAATCAATCGGTAATTAGATTTTTCCATCAGTATTTTGATGCACAGATGAACTGGATGCAAATTAATACTCATATGGAACAACACTGTGATTTCAAAAAAATCTCAACTTCTGGTCTTAAGAACTACGAACAAAGAGAAGAACTTATCGCTCCATGGATTTTTCGTGAACATCAATTAGCCCTTACTGCTTTACTTGTAGAACTTGATGATGTTCGTGGCATTGACTGCTCTAAAAATAATGACATGAAACTTAAAAGAGCAGCTATGGTTGAGAAATTAATTTCTAAAATTCTCAATGTCAAAGACTCGAGAGATAATCGTGGAATCTTTGACATCAATATATTTGAAATTTTAGCTAATCTTCACGAAAAAATGGAAAGTGAAGCAGATAAAAGAATTATCAGAGAAGAAATTGTAGCTTTGAGAAATAAGATCCAACAAGATAATTAATGAGAAAGCCAACTCCAGTCGTTAAATCTTCAAACGAATTACGAAGTCAATTATTACAGCAAGCAAATTCAGTTACAGAATTATTCAAAGGCACGGAATATGCCGAAGATTTTGTAGATGAAATTGCTCCTGCTACAAGACAAGAAGTAGCACCTCCAGTCAAACCTCCTAAAGACAGATTTAACCCTGACCAAATTGTAGACATTATTACATTTATTGAACATCCATATTTTTGTAATCTAAGACCTTATCCTTGGCAAAAACTTATACTTAAATGTTTTTATATGGGGCAAGAAGGCAATACTAACCTTGTAATAAATGAATCTGACAATCAAGAAGATTGCAAAGGATGTGTTTGGGATTATATCCAAAAGAACGAAAATGAATTTTTAAAAGCCCGTGCAGAAAAAAGACAATTCAAAACAATTTTCAATGTCGTCAATTCACCTTGTCTTCAATGTAAGCGTCTTAAAAATGAAGTTAGAGATGAAAGATATAAATTTGCAAAAGATGAAGCAACTAACCCAGATGCTGAAAGACAAGTTGAGGTATTAGAAGCAAGACCAATAATTGATGCTTTTCAAAGTGAATTCGACTTACTTTATTCCGAAGAATTTGACCCAAAATTAAGGATGCAAGTTCAAGAAAAATGCAAAAAAAGATATAAATTTGAAGAATTAGTTTTAGTGCTTGGCAGACGTTCGGGTAAGTCATTCCTTGTGTCTGCTATGGCTCTTTATGAATTATATAGATTGATTTCTATGGGTCACCCTCAAGCTAGATATGGCTTGATGGAATTTGATGAAGTTGTTCTTCTCAATGTTGCTCGTAATGAAGAACAGGCTAAAAAAGCAATCTTCTCAAAAATCAAACAAACAGTTCTAGCTTCTCCATTCTTTGCTCCTTATATTGGCAAAGATACAGAGCTTGAAATGCGATTTTATACAGAACATGATAGAGAAGAGAATGTAAGAAGAAAAGAGCAAAATATCAATCTTTTTGCGGGTTCTTTGGTATTGCGATGTGGTAGTAGTAATGCTTCAGGTCTTGTTGGTTTAACTTGTTGGGCAATTATTATGGACGAAGTTGCTGCTATGGCTGGAGATAATCCTGAATCTGGTGTTGACTACGCTCTTTATGATGACTTAAAGCCATCTCTTGCTACATTTGGTAAAGATGGCAAAATGATGCTTCTTTCCAACCCTAAAGGTCCTCTTGGGTTGTTATATGATCTTCACGAAAATAGACAAGAAGATCCAACAACTCTTGTGATGAGACTTCCTACTTGGCTTACAAATCCAAACATTGACAAAGAATGGTTGGATGGGCAAAAGAAGAAAGATCCTCAAGAATTTCAGATGCAGTATGGAGCTGAATTTGGTGCTTCATCCTCTGACCCTATGTTTAATTCTGAAGATATAGACAGAATGTTCGCTTCAATGTCTATGGTCAAAAGAAAAGAAATGGCAGAGGGACATTTTGAATATTTTTGCCACTTAGACCCTGCCAGAACGTCAGACTACTACGCTCTTGTAATTGCTCATACTGAAAATATGTATGGTCAAATTGGGCCTGATTTTCAACCACTCAAAAGAGTTGTGATTGATCATGTACATTTTTGGAATCCTAAAACTAAAAATCAACCTGTAAAAGAAAGCGAAGTTGAAGATTATGTAATCGATTTACATCATAAATTCAAATTCAAGCAAGTTTCTATTGATCAATGGAATTCTCAATCATCATTAATTAAATTGCAATCAAGAAGAGTCCCAATTGTAGAGCGCCAATTTAATAAAGAATACAAGGAAAAAATTTACACTGAATTATCACAATTAATCCGTGATGACCGAATTGATATTTATGATTTGCCTGGTGGAGAATATAGAGATTTAGATAATAGGCTTATATCTTTAAATGAAATACAAGAAGCAAAAATTCAATTTTTATTTTTGCAGAAAAAATGGAAAGGCAAAAGATATTACATTGAGGCACTTTCTGGATATAAAGATGATATTTGTGATGCAGTCGCTGCTGTAGCATTTGAATGCTTAACATCTAAAATTATGATTAGATTGCCAAGATCAAAAATGGTCAATTTAAATAGAAGATAAAGGTAATTATTTTTATTTATAAGAACAATTCATTATGTCTAACAATATCAGAACAGCTCAATTTGGTGGTGTAGGCGGTGGAGGGAATGGAGCTCCATTTCAGCCTGGTGGTAGTCCTATCGGTCGTGGTGGTGGAAACCGAGGTGGACATGAAATCAATTTATACGTAGACGAAGATTCAAGCTTCGATAAATTGTTAAGACGTACCCATATTGAACCTGATACAAGAGATGTCAATATAGAGTCAAGATTGACTCCACAACATAAAAATTATGAAGAATTAATTCCTTACGAACTTACTCCTGAGGAAAGATTAAGAGCTAAATTTAGAGCTCAATTACATAATTACAAAAAATCTTTAGAAAATGCAGCAAGCGACTTAATGAAAAATAGTCCAGCATATATACGAGATCATTATCAGCCAAAAAAAGAGCATATGATGACTATGGAGCAATCCTTAGAAGATCGTCATAAATACAATAAAGATTTCAAATATCCAAGAGAAGAATACAAAGATCCAGATAAGCCAGAAAGATTACATTTTGCCATTTCAGATAAGTCAATAAATCGTATTGCAGAAGACTATGAAATTGCAAGAAGAAACAGGATGACAAAAGAATATCCTGAAGAACGAAATGAATTTGATGAAAATCAATTTAGTTATGTTCCAATTGGAAAAACTCCCATCCTAACTCACGGTGAAGATTTCAATGATTATATAAATCATTTGATGATTGAAAAAACTCCAAATGAAGATGGATTCCAAGAGTATGGCTTGAAAGACACTTTATTGTCTTACCCTGATCCTGATACAAAACCAAATATATATGCGCCAAAAGATATTGCCCCTAAATCAGAAGCAACAAAAGATATTGATCCTTTCGTTTCTTTTGAACAGCAATTGAATCCAAAGAAAAAAGATACAAATTATTTAGATTTTATCGATCCTTCAAACAAAGAACCTAAAGGCGTTGAAGAATCGTATCCAGGATCTGCATTCTACGGGATATCGGGTCATAGTCTTTAAAGGTTCAAAATCATGAATGCTAAATCAATTCAAACAATTATAAAAATATGTTCAAGATTGGATAAATCTGGCGAATACTTAAAGTCAGATAAGTTGTTTGAAAAAATTGCACAATATTATCCACAGCAATCAATAACTCAATCTCCAAATGTTTCTTTGGTTCCATATGAGGAAATAGAAGAAGAAACAAAACAAAATGACTATTGGAGACAAAAAATAAATCCTAGAAAAGTTCCAAAAGAATATATGGATTTGGGTGGAGAAGCTGATGGTGCAAATATAGAAGGACAATTACATGGTCCTGATAATGTTCCTGGTCCTGCTTATGTAGACCCAGGTAATCCAGCATCAAGCCCATCTATGGCAATTCATAGCGGAGCTGATTTGTGCGATAAATTTTCTTGGGAAGAAACCTATCAGAAAAATGTTGATGAAGGAAATGGTTGGAAAAATAGATTACCAATTAGATAAAGGAATAAAAAATTATGCCTATACCAATTAAGCCAGTACACTCTTTAGATTTGCATGCAGAATTATTTGACGGACCATCAATGGAAGGTCTTGGACTTTCTGATATTCAAATTCAACTTCTTGGTGTTTCACAAGCTCCTAAAAAAGCAGAAGCAGCTAAATTAAGTGAAAAATATTTGGAAATGCTTAAGTCAATTGATGCAAATACAGATGCTTTAGTTACTGCTGCTAGCTATGTTGCTTTACACAAAGACAGCAAAGTATGTGGAGTTCCTACTGAAATTTCTGATAATGATCTTTTAGCTATGAAAACTGCTGGATTACTTACAGGTTATGGTAGATCTGTAGAATTGACTGAAAGAGCAAGATTAGCATTACGTGATCATTATTTGAGCATAGATAATGTTAATGAATTTAGAAAGCAAAGAACCAAAGATAGATTTGATCTTGAAGACGCAAGAAGTGTGAAAGCATCTTCAAATAAATTTAAAAAAGTTGGTTCATGACTCACTAATGAAGAATTCCGTGATGAATTCGATGTTAGGTTTGTAGCAGATACTGATAAATTACGAAGTAAAGGATTGATGCATGCAGAACCTTTGGGAGAATATGAAGTAGTTTATTTTACTTTTGATTATCCTGATTGTTATTCTTTTTGGAATAAGAATGTGTCATTTCCACTTTCTTTAGCTTTTTTAGACAAAAATCATAAGATTGTGGACTTTAAAGATATGGAAGCAGATGATCCAAAATCTGTTTCTCCAGATTCTAACAACGTTGTATTTATTGTAGAAGCAAATAAAGGCTTGTTTAAAAAACTAAAGATTGGTATTGGAGACAAATTGCTCTTGAAGGGCAAGAAACTAATTTTGAGTAAAAAAACATAAATAGATGCATTAAAGGAATTTGAGCATTAAATTTAGAAATTTTCTTAATGTATTTTTTCTTGAGGAGAAAAATTAATTATGGCAGATAGAATTTTCCCAAACAGATTTCAAGAAGATCCTCTTGAT